GCCTTGGCCGAGAGCATGCAGGCGGCCTCGAGCATTCGCCCAGTGACGGCCTCTGGGGGCCGGACATGCACGGCGGGGGCCTTGGGCCGCTCCTCTCGGAGGACGGCCAGGGCCGTGCGCTGGACGTCCCACTTTTCCTGGATCGCCTTTGCCTCGATCTCCGGGTGTTTCCCACCGCAGACTTGACGAATAGCCAAGATGCGGGCCGCCTCAGCTGCCTGTTCGTCGGCCGCTCGGGGCTGGGCATTTGCGACTTCGGGCTCGGGCCCGGCATGGTTGTCAGCCGCTGCGACCTGCGTCTTCGCAAGATCATCAGGCTGCACTTGATTGGCGTTAGACGCGGTTTCCATAGGGTTGTCCTCCTGTTGACTGGCTTGCACGCTGGCTGCGGTCGCCCCGTCGGCCCCCAGGTCCACGAAACTGATCTCGCCCAATGTGGCCTTGCGGACCACGTTCACCGGCCCGACGAACTGGCGACCATTGACGAGCACCGTTTGGTTCTCCTTGACAAACTCGAATTCTTCGACTTGGGCGGAGATCGAGGCCTGCCAGGGAAAGCCATTGCGGGCACTGGCCACGATCTCCCGGGCTGCCGGCGTGTCGCGGGACACCACGCCCGTAGCTACCAGGCGGCCATCCTCGACGCGGATCGCGTCGGTGTGCCCCACGCCGCTTTGCATGTCGTGGCCGAAGCGGATCGGCCGACTCTGCGAGGGGATAGACAGGCCAGCCAAGTCCACGATCACCGGCCAGCGCCACCCGGCGATCCGCATCGGCCCGCCCGTGTAGGCGACCATCGAGAACCGGGGCAGCTTGGGTTTTGCGCCACCATCGGCCGAAGCGTCTTCCGACGCAGCCTCGATCGTGATCGAGCCCGGGTCGCAGATCAGGTTCAGGTGCGCCTCCGCTCGCATTTGTGCCTGACGCTGACAGACGGCCCGGCGCTGAGCCGCGTCGGGGAACTCCTTCACCATGACCGGATCGGCCATGCACCGCTCGATGAACTCATCGTGCCCTTCGCCGGGCTTACGCTGTGGCAGCGGCATTGGTCACTTCCTCCTCTTCGTTGTCCTCGTCGGTATCTTTGTCATCCGGCAGTGATCCAGGCAGGCTCTCAATCAGCGTGAGTCCCAGCTCGCGCATCANNGCCAGTTCCTTGGCCCGCTGACGGAGGGCCTCCTCCCAATCACGCCCCTGCCGCGCGTACTCGTAGGCCAACGTCGTCGTATGGCTTGCCAATCGCGTCGCCTGGGCCGTCGCCTCCTTGGCCGGGTCCACGTGCTCTTGTCCGTCCCAGAACCACTGGTGCGGCCAGTCGGGTATCGGCCCCAGGTCCTCCGGCCACAGCTCGGGGATCAGCACCGCCTCATCGAGCCACGCGGCCAACACACGGTCGAGCACCACACTTTCCAAATAGGCCTGCTCGACCCGCAGACTCTTGTAGTAGGTCTGGTGGTCCAGCCGGCCAGAGGCGTAGTTGTACCCTGATGAGTTGCCTGCCGCGATGTTGAACGGCATGTTCAAGCAGCGGGCGATTTCGTTGAGGATTTCTCGTTTGAACTCGGCGTAGGTGGTCGCCGGCTGCTCGGCCTGAAGCTGGCTCATCTTCCAGCCGCCGGGCATAGTGACCAGGGCCCGGCTTTCCAGCTCGATCGGCTCGAACGGCTCGGCCGCGTCGGCCTCGCCCCCCGGCGGGGCGTCGGNGTAGAGGATGCCTGCGAAGTCGGCCGCNGTCNCGGCCGCGGCGATCACCGCCAGCGTGAATCGCCGCAGCTGGGCAAAAAGCGGCAGGGCCGGCATGATGTCGGGAATGCCGCGGACTTGCCCGGGGCGGTCCATGCGGAACCAGTGGATCACCGAATCAGCCGGCAGGCGGTCGTACTGGCGGCCCACAGCCCCGAGCGTATCCCCCGGATGCGTGCGGAGCACGTGATACTCGACCGGATTGCCGCTCGAATCGAAGACGATCCCATCCACGGCATTGCTGTCAAGCGCGTTCAGGTCAGGTGTGGTCACCTGGTCGGCCTCGATCAGGCGGAGGTCGAGCTTCACGGGCGTGGGCAATCGCGGGTTGCTCGTCAGGATGGCAAACGCCTCGCCATCCTGGGCCCNGGCCATCCGCATCGTGCGGAGTTTCTCGGCCAGCCCCACCGCCTTGGCCCACCGGGAAAACTCCTGCTCGATCCGTCGGTTCGCCTCAGCATTTGAGGTGAGCATCTGGAGCCGCGGGCCGGTACCGATGGTGTCGTTGGCCAGCGTGAGCACGATCCCCCGGGCATAACTGTTGTTGGCTACCTCGTAGCGGGCGCGGTTCCGTAAGACGCGCCGGACCTCGGGGCTGTTGGCCGCCCGGGCCGAGAGCCCATCGGCGGCCGCCCAGTGGCGGCGATTCTCTTCGGTGGTCATCGCCGCGTCGTAGCGGGCCCGCAGATAAAGCGACGTCGGCTGACAGCGACGACGGGTGGGGTTGGCCTTCCTGGCCCATATATGCCGAATCCACGCCAACAATTCAGTTCACCCCCGGCGGGACGAGCTTATTGAAACGCAAGCCGCGGCGAGTTTTCTGCACGGCCTCTTTTGCTGATAAGTACTTATCCGCCTCGATCTGTTCGGAAAGCGAATGCTGCTCGACACTGCCCGCATCACTGGCGACCTTAGCTGGCCCCTGGGCGTTCTGGCGAATGGTCTCGTCGAGATGATCGGTCATGGTCCCTCAAGGTAATTGCGGAAATGTGTTGCCGTCTATGTTCTTATATATGCCAATTGGTCGCGACCTGTCGGCCGAATCGCCCAAAAAAACGAAATCGTGCTACATATAGCGATCCGGGCCTGCCATCCCGGGGGGCAGCTCGTAGGTCACCATGCGTCGGCCGCAGTGCCGGCAGACCTTACGGCGGCGGATGCGGCCGCTGGGCAAGGGCTCAGTGTGCGTTGTGCGGAAGTGGCAGCACCCGCAACGCGGGCATACAATGCCACGCGGCGGTTCAGCAGCTTTGGACTGAGGGATTGAGCTGTCGGTGATATCATTCATCGATTTCTTCTCCTCCGCTGAAGCTCCGCGAAGCTCACCCGCCGGCGATCCTTGCCAGGCTCGGCGGTCATCCCCGGCAGAGCCACCCCTTGGATCGACGCGGCCACGGCGCAGCCCACCAGGCAGTCCAACCAGTGGTTGTCCCCGGCCGAGGGGCGCAACTTCCACTCATCCACGGTCCGGCCCCGGGCTTCAGTCTTCACGCGATACTCGGCCGTCAGATGCTCGGCGAAGAGTCGATGCTGCTCTGGCCGGTCGCCAAAAAGAGAAAGACAGCCCCGATCGCCCATCGATGTAGCCAGCCGGGTATAAACGAACGACTTCCAGAAGTTTGTGTCATAGATCACGTGCCGCACAGCCCGGCGGCCCTGGACGTTGGGAATTCGCCAGTTGAGCCCGCAGCGATCCCCCGGCTTGCGCTGGTAATCGTTCAAAGGACGGCTGGATGCCCCAACAAACCGGCCGTGGCTGGGCATCAGCACCGTGGCATGGGCCGACTGGCGGCAGAACTGGTACACTACATCGGTGGACTGGCCCCAGTTGGCATCCACCAGACACCGCTCGATCCGCAAGACGGCCCCATCGTCACGGCGGAACTCGCGGGCCAGATAATCCCGCGTAAGCTGTTCCAGCCCGGCGTAGATTGCCCCTTCCACACCGCTGGCTTTCGTTACCGCCGCCAGTGTAGGTTGGGCGTCCCGAAGTGTGAAATACGGTCGATGCTGCTGGGGATAAGTCCCGTAGTCGATCACGTAGCCGGTGAAATCGTCTTCCCAGGCCGCCACAACGAAAAACAACAGATTCTGCTGCACGTCGATGAACATCGTGAGGTGATTGCACCCGATAGGCACCTCGCCCCGCCGCATGCGGTTTAGTTTGGATGCAATCTGGTCCGCAGAAAGGTCTTCCTCTTCCACCGACTCCTCAGGCAAGGGTTCATTCTGGTATTCGGCCCAGAAGGCCCGCTCATCCTGAAGCTTCAGATTCATGGCATGCTGAATGGCGGATAGCTCGTCGTG